TCTTTGTTCTTGTCGGTCATTTCGCGCCTCCGCGTTCCGTGTTCGTATGCGCAGGTTTCGCATCCGGGTACTTCTGAATAACGCGCCCAGCATCCGAGTTCACCGCGTCCAACCAATGCGCAGCCATCTGCGGAGGACGGTCGTCGGTATATTTTCCCTGCATCATCGAATCGCGCAGCACAACCAGTGTCGCAATCGCCTTGGTGACGTGCGAGATACCGCTATCGCGGTCAATGTCCTCGCCCTCCCACCACGCCATCATGTGCCGCATGACTGCGTCGTAATACACTGACCCGCGGACGCCGGACACTCGCCAGTTATGGCGACCGTACTTACGCGCGCCCTCCAACATCGCAACGCCAAGCTCCATGAGAACGCCGGACGGGACGGTGGACAGTGGCGCCTTCTTCACGCCGACGGCGTCTTTGGGGTTGGTGTCTTTTGCGTTGTCTAATCTTGTGACGTAAGACGTTGCTGTGGTGGAGGGGATCCGCGCGCGCAGTTCATTAATGGCTGGACAGACCTCGTTCTCTTTGTGCAAAACGCCGCACTCAATGCATTGGTATTGGTTTTGTAATGTCATTTGGTTTTTCCTTTCTTGTTATTATTTCATCCACTCCGGCGCCACAGTCCCGAACGTCCATTGCGCAACCGGTTTACTTTCTTCGTCCTTGCGGCACTGGTCGGCGTAGCTGCACCACTTGCAGATAAAATGATTATAGTCGGTCGATATTCTCGACAATTGTAGCGCACTTTTTGCATCGATAATCCGCGCGCCCCTGTCTACAGCAGCCCTAGCGTGTTCCTCGTTGTACTGGACGATCTCGTAATAGATCTCGCCGGTGTTGCGGTTGATGGCCGTGAACAGTCCGACCTTCAAATCCAGGAACCCCATGTAGACCTGCATCTGCGCGTAATATATCGGATGCGACTTCTCAACCCCACCGTTGACGGCCTCTTTCCACTTCTTGTCATTCATGCCCTTGTTTTCCCACAAAGCCGGATACTCAAGGTCTTTAATGATGCCTGGTAGAACCGGCCCTCCAGTTAAAATGCCGTCCAAATGACCGGCGATGCGTGGCTTGCCCGTTTCAGGATCCGGCGCTACGTAGAAGCCGAACTGACCGCCGCCCTCTTTCTCGGTCTTAAGATCAAAGCCTGCCAGCGTTAAATACTCCGCCATTCTTTTCTCGGCGTCATGCCCCATATCGAACACGCGGTACAGGTCGCCGTCAAAAGGCTTTTCGTTTTTAAATTTCTTGTATTCGTACCATAGAGCGCGTTCACAACCGCGCTTAGACGGATCGGGAGCCTTCGGATGCCCAAGGCGGGAGCCACCAAGATATGTTCTCGGCGGCTCCGCCTCACGCTTCGCTACAAGAGCTTTGTCAACAATCTGCGACAGGATATCGGAGACTTCCAACGCCTGTTTTCTTTCTGGATTGTCGCTGTCAAGGGGTACGGAAAAATCGAGCATTGTTGTTGTTCTTTTCGTTTGGATTAAATCTCTATCTACCTACATTTTGTCGCATGTAACTTTGCATGTCAATAAACTAATATATTATTTTCTTGCTTTTTATTTTTCCTAAGCCGCCGCTCTTGCCTTGTGCATTGCCTGTGCTCGCGTCACACGCGCGCCGATCTTCTCCATGTTAAATTTAAGCTCGATCATGCATGCGGCACGGTACTTGGTTAAGCCAAAGATCCCCGCAGGACCGGCCTGTGAAATCTCTTTGGACAGGATGCTCATCTGTGCGTCCGACGGAGCCTCTGTTAACCAGCGTTTAGTCTTTGACGCGCTTTGTCGATCCCCATTCTCTCGCATGAAATCATCAGCAGATTGTAGCGCGATCAGATATTCACTCGCGTCGGACAGCAGTCTTATTTCGATAACCCTGTTCGTCTCGGGATCTTTCAGACCACCGACGGCGTAGAACCGGCCGTCTGAACCCGTCGCAACCGCCGCCCACGCCGTAAACGCCGTGCACACCTGGATCATGCCATTAAAGAAAGCCTCGTACCGGAACGGCGAGCTATTCAAAATATCGATTTCTGTCATGACGAAACTGCCAAGCTCGCCCTTCGGCAGCTTGGGCGCGGCGCCCTCGGTTTCCTCTTCTTCGACAGTTATGACAGGGAATTGATAGCCACAGATCGGGCATTCACGAATCCCGGACGGGATTTTGCAGTCGCACTCCGGACACTCAACGATGCCGTCGCCGCGTAGGTCTACGGTTTCCTCCAGCGCGCCGTGCATAATAACTGACGTGCCAAAGTCCAAAACAATAGAGTCGTCCTTGGTGATACCGGGGTATTTCTCCGGGTCTACTTTTCTTAGACCGCGTCCAATCATCTGAACCATCGTGCTCTTCCAGGACGACGGCCTGGTCAGCACAACGCACGACGTCGGCTGGTGATCCCAGCCCTCGGTCAAGACCATCACATTTAACAGAACTTGGATATCACCACTGTCATACAGCTTTAAGATCTTGCGGCGTTCGTTCATTTCCATGTCGCCGTCGATCACAGCCGCCGCGACGCCGCGCTTCTGGAACTCAAAACAAAGATCCTTGGCATGTTTCACGGTCGAGCAAAACACCACCGTCTGACGGTCGCTGGCATGGTTCTTCCAGTGGATCACCACCTGCTCGTTGATGATCTCGCGGTTCATGATGGTTTCGACCTCGGTCATGTCGAAGTCCATCGCTGTCTTGCGGACCTTGCCCAGCTCTTCTTGGACACCGATGTCGATTACCTTGGTACGCGGCCGGACAAGATGCCCGTCGTTGATCAGCTCCATTATCCCTATTTGATCGGCACAGTTATCGAAGATCCCCATCAGGGATTTTTTATCCCCACGGTTCGGCGTTGCGGTCGTGCCGTAGAGCAATAAATTCGGGTTTCGCTGCTTGGCCTCATGGACGATCTGGATATACGACGGCGCGGCCGCATGGTGCGCCTCGTCGATCATGAGAAAGCTCAACGGAGGCATGGTGTCCAGATTCCGGACAAGAGTTTGCACCATTGCAAAATTCCAGCCGGAGCCGCGCCGGTCCCAGACCTTCTGGTCGGCGTTGATATATCTTGGATTACACGCCTCGGCGCCCATGTACCGGACAAACGTCCGCGCGTTCTGCGTGACCAGCTCGTCGCGGTGCTGGATAACCAGACCGGGTTTGTCCTTCTCGCGGAACTTGGAAACCTCATCGGCAATGCCCGCCATCATGACGGTCTTGCCAGCGCCTGTCGGCGCCACGCCGAGCGTGTTCTTCTTATCTTTGACCGCCTTGGTACAACGGTCTACGAATACCTTTTGTCTGTCGCGTAAGATCATAGAAAAATTCCTGCGTCTTGAAATATGTTTTGGATTGCGAAGGCGGTAAAAACGGCCGCGATCCGCGTGAATGGCGTGAATGGGTAGATAACTTTCTTGGTGATTTGATATATCGCCAGCGAGATAAAATCTTTGACGTTGTCCAATTCACACTTGCTGGCGATGTGGTTCAGATCCTCAACGATCTTGTCGTTGGACGGGTCTTCTTTTAACTCCTTTATCAGCTTCCACGCCTCGACCATGCATTCGTCAACAGGTACTCTGTCTGGCATCTCTATCCTCCTGTTTTAGAACTTCTCGAAAATCTGGACATTACTGGTTAAAAATCCGCCTATCCAAATTTACTGATAAATCGGACAGGCGGATTCTCGTTAAGGAGTTTTTATTTAAAGGGGATCTCGCCCGCGTCGGCGCCCGGTACGTATTCGGTAGCCGGAGCTGCCGCCAGCCAACCCGGACCCGCTTGCGCTGTCAGACCTGGTGTTGCGGCCGGTGCGTTTGCCGGAGCCTTGGCGGTCGCCGCGCCATCCGGAATATGCTTGCCAGCTTTCAGGTCTTCATACGCCTTCACAACCGACTTGACCGACGAATGCGGTGACAGGAACTCGACCGAGTTTTTGTCCTCGTAACCGTCTTTGCCCTTCTCGATCGTGATGCGCACCGGTACGCGCTTGCCGTGCAGCACGAAATAGGTTGCGTCCGGAATCTTGTTGTAGCTCTGGGGATCGTTCGGGTTCGCGCCGAATGCCGCTTCCAGAATGCGGCGGATCGCGCCGTAGCCCATCTTGCGGTATTCCTCGCTGTTGCCCTGCCAGTTGGGGTCACCCAGCTTCACGAAGATCTTGCGGCGCTCGAACGGCTGGCCTTGGTCGATGGTCAGCTCAAGGTCCAGATAGCGCGACGTGGTCGTGTTGCTGGAACGGATGCCTTTGAGGTTGATCACCGCCCAAAGCAATGTGCCTTTGGGGATGAGGTCAAAATCCCGTTCTTCGTGTTTTGCAGAAAAATCAAGCATGTCTTTAGCTCCTTCTTTTGTTTACGGTTTAGATGTTGATTGTGCTGATCCGGTTACCCGTATCTTGGCGATCAGCTTTCCAAGGTCGGGTTCTTCAAGCTCCGCCAGACGACCGTCGCGGTCTTTGGCAGGAAAGCCATAAGGATTGTCTTTCTTCGTGACGAAGGCTTTGTAGCCACGGCCGTCCTCGGTCTTGAAGTCGGCCAGCGTCATGACGATGTCGAAGATGCCGGGTAATTCGCGTCCAGCCATGCCGCCGACGATCTGCGGCTCGAACACTGTCCGGCCGAAATCATCTTTCTTCTCGTCCAGAATACAGGAGAGAATGATGTTCTTTGGCTGGTGCTGGAGCTGGGTTGCCCATGTCACCATTTCCCGGCCGTGCAGACCGTAGGCGCCGCGCACGTCGGGCTTACCGGTCTTCTCGCTGAACGCCTCAGGCTGACGCTGCGCCCAGTCGAATGACCAGCGCGATGCCACGGTGACGCTGTCCACGTAGATGTTCTCGAACTTGGCGAATTGTTCCGGACCACCCAGCCGTGCGACGTAGCTGTCATAGGCAGCTTTCGCGTATGGGCTGTCAGGCTTTGCCGATGGTTCCGGACCTGCCAGAATGCAAGCCAGCGCGCGGCACAGCTCCCACGGATGGGCATTCAGCGCCATTGACTGCTCACGGATCGAGAATGTCGATCCCGGCCAGTTGCCAAGCGCCAGCGTACCGGCTTCACCGTCCAGAAAGAGGGTCTTCTCCGGATCCAGTGTCCGCGCCTGGTAGGTCTTCCCTACACCGGCGCCACCAAACAAAAGAATATTTACCTTCTTCTTTTTAGACAGGCGGTCTTGTGCTGTTTCAAATTTAAGCATCGGCGTCCTCCACGGATACGAGTTTTGGTTCCGCGAAACGGACTGTCCGAGCCGCGTCTACTTCCTTGAGCACGGAAGCGGCTTCTTCATTCACGGCAGCATGTGCCCGTAGTGAAGAATATTTTTTCTCGCCCATCGAAAAATCGATGTCGAACAGGTTGCTCGCCATTTCCCACGGCATGGTCTTGGCGACCGACAAAAGGCCGTCGCTGTTCCACTTGACGTTTTTGGTGATCTTCACCTTGAAACGCCTGCCGCCGATCTCTTCCGTGATCTCGCCGTAGGACTTATCGTGACGGTCGAAAATCGACGGGATGTCGATGCGCTTGGCGATCTCTTCGTCAATGTCCTCCAGCCAGCCTTTA